TTGAATTATCAGAATTAAGTTTTTCTTTTTTCAGTTGTAATTCTACCATTTTAAGTTTTTTATCTAATTTAGCTGTTTTAGCATCTAGATTAGTTTTTAACATCTGTCCAGCGACTTCAAAAATTCTTCCACTATATCTGCTTTCTACATTCATTCCTAAATCCATTAAATCTTCATATGCCTGCATAGCTTTTTCTGAAACTTCGTCTAGTTCAGTATCTCCCATATCACCTAAGCCATTGACCAAAGGTAATGCAGCAGATATTTTATCTATTTCTTCAATATTTGTAATTTTTTGCTGTGTAACAGTAGAAGTCTTATACTTTTTTTTCTTATTTTTTTCTTCAATAATATCTTTAGATTCTGGTAAGTTTAATAGATCTTCTAATTTTTTTGTCATAACAATCCCAAAAATAAATTTATTAATTATTTAATAGATTTAAATTGAGATATTATTTTTTTGATCCTGAATGAAATATGTCTTTTTCTGTAATAATTCTAAAACAAATATTGTGTTGATCGCACCATTGTTTTGCTGCAGTCCATTTTGCTTGATTTACAATGTAATGAGCTTGATTGTATTTGTTTTTACCTAAATGTTCTTTTAGTGATTGTGACGATGGTTTAATTTCTATTAATTCTGTCCGTGTATTTCCGTTTTTATCTTGATACTGGATAATAAAATCTGGTACATATATAGTTTGTTTATTAGTAATGGGATTTTTATAAGGTATTCTAACTGATTCACTAGCCCAAGATTTTATGTGACAATTTTCATCACAAAATTTCATAAAAGTAAATTCCCAACTACTTCTATAAGTAGGTGCATTCTTTCCTAAATATTTATTGGGGTTTTTTATGAAATATTTTCCTTGGGCAAATTTTGACATTATTCAATTATATTTCTCGCCTCGAGTTGATTTCCTGATTCTGGAGTAAAATATCCTAATTTTGATGTAGGATCTCGTTGTTTATTCAAAATAGTAGTTACTAATACACTTAACTGAATTTTATCGTATCCAGACAATGTATCTAAGATTGAAAACACAGGCACATTATCAAGTTTCGCTTGATTTAAAACTACCTGGGCAACACTTATTGCTGCTGTTTTTTGAAAATTCTTTTTTATAAAAAATCCAACCACAGCATCAAATTCATTTGCTGCAAATTCTAACTTGTTTACGTAATAAAAGTCAAAAAATTCTACAACTTTTTGTTCTGATTTTTTTGGTCGAGCTGGTAAATCTGACATATTATAATCCTGGTATTATGCCTCCTACTAATCCTCCAACTCCGCTACCTTGTTCAAGTTGGCCTATAACACCTCCGCCAATTTGTTCAATTGCGCCTGAAACGCCTATTTTTTGGACATTTCCTATTAGATTTACAGCGCCTAAGGCTGTTGCTAAAGGATTTCTACTATCTGCATTACCTATTAAATCTCCTACTGCAGTTCCTAGCCCTAACGCACTTATAGCTCCTCCGCCTAATAATGAAATTGGGCTAGGTACATTATCATAACCAATTGCTCCAAAGTTTTTAGGATTACCATTTGCACCCACAGCAATTTTTCCTCTTGTATACCATACTGCTTCGTACTTTACTGTCATTCTATTTTCAGTTGTTCCGCCTGCATCTGCGTATGCAACATCACTATGGCCAAATGCTTCTACAATTGGATTGACAAGAGTAAATGTAGTGTAATCTCCTCTTGTAAGTTGACTTATTTCTATCTTATCAAAAAAGTTTGTATTTTGATCGCTCCTAACACCGTAGTTGAAATGCTCGCTTTCTTGCAGCCTAAACATGTCTGCAGCAGCACCTTTGTTATAAGCAGCATTATTTAAAACGTAATTCCCATCATTAAAATAAAATCTATAGTACATTTCCATTAATTCAGAAGTTAGACCTAAATTGTCGTCATAAAATGTAATAGTTATAGGATCGTAATTAATTCCAGTATGAACATAATTAACTTTATTATACTGTTTCAACGTTTCAGTCGCAGCAGTATATTTAGGTAAATCTGCTTGTTTTACAAGTATTCCTGTCTCTAATTTTCCTATTTGATTAAATTTTGGGAATTGTCCTAATGCGGCAAGTGAGAAGGTGAAGGATACGTGATACAGAAATTTAGACTTTGGTGCTAGCCTATATCCGTTATCTATAAATGTTCTAGCACCGTGTCTCCAATCTGCAAGATTTCCTTTTGGATTGAAGACACCACCTAGATTATCTAAAAGAGCGTTTACTACACTCATGATGCTCCTAAATATTAAGCACTTGTAATAGCTGTACCCAATGCTCTTTGAACTGCAACTCCTAAACCAGCAGTTTCGCGTGGAGTTTGAAGTGCATTATCGAATCTAATAGATAATGTAATTGTTACAGGTTCTGAAGCTGAGTATGCTAATGAGTTGTAATTTGCGCTTTCAATATAACAACCAAGTACTTCAAATGTTTCTAAAACAGTAGCTGCTTTTGTGCCGTTTCCACCGTCTAAAATTTCAATATACATTCTGAACTTGTAATCTTGTCCAGAATATGCACTAGATTGATCATAAAAATCAAATTGCTTTTGAATTTGCTGACCAACTAATAATTGTACTTGTTTATTAGCGTCATCTCGTAAGTTTAGTGTAAGCGGATCCCATGAGTGTTTTCCAGCAATATGCACAACTGAATTATAAACATCAACAGGTATATCTGTAAAGCTTACACTGGGGCGTGTTACATCGACAACTTGTCTGGTTAGATCAGTTTGAGGAGCAGATGTTCCGAAACCAGAAACTTTAACCCTAAATCTATATTGTAATTTAGGCATCAATAAAGTTTGATTGGTTCCGTCTACTCTTACTGACATATGTGCTAAACTAGCTGTTGGCATTAATTTCTCCTAATATAATTATATTTAGCTATATTATAGCCCTGATATCTCACCAGTATTTTTCAATCTCAATGGAATATAAATAAATTCAATTGCTTTTACTGGTTCAATTGCTATATCGACATATAGCTCATTTCTATCAATCCTTGCAGGTGTATTATTTGATTCATCACAAACTACTAAGAAGTCGTATAAAGCTCGTAATCCAACAAGTTCTAACATTAAAGTTTCAACTGCACCTTTAATTTCGTCTCTTGTAGTTTTATCATTTGGTTCAAACAAATATGGTTTTGCTAAAATGTTTAATTGCTGTCGTAAATAAATTACAAGTCTGGCAACATTTATTCTATCCAATGAACTTGCAACAAGTTGTCTTGTTTTTTGCCCAAAGTTTACTAAACCTATACCTGTTAAAAATGTTATCGGATTGACACTGTTTGCATATAATATATCTCGTAAACCTTCATTCAAAGATACACTTTTAAATTCTCCTTCTGATGTAATATATCCTGTAGCAGATGCATTTGTTATATTACCTCTTCTTGTGCCAGCCGGAGCAAACCAAGGATAAGCTACTTGATCGCTTAAAGCCATAGTTCTTAGCATCATATGGCTTGCAGGAACAACTACATTATTTCCAAAATTATCGCTTGTGTAACCACTTGGATAAAATATTGCAGAATAAGGATCTGTTGTTGTTAAGCCTACTTCATTGTCTTCTAATGCTAAATTAGCGTTTGACGCCCAATTATTTAAAATAGTACCATTTGGTTCTAATCTAAATGGAGAGTCACCAACAATAAATGCTGTTAATCCTCTATCATAATTTAATGAAACCATTTCGCCAATACATTCAGAATAACCAGGACAAGCCATTAAATTAAATAATCTAGTTTCGTTGTCTCTAATATCTTGATTAGCATTAATTAATGCTTGTATGCTTTGAATAATAACTTTTCTTTGAGCTTTTCTGCCAAATGATCCTGAACCGTCTGGTTGATTTCCTGATTCAGTTACCCATCTGTCTCGTGCATAAGACTCCATAGATTGATCATTGTAACGTATATTTCTTTTTGCAGTGTCAACGTAATTTCTTTGATATTTTTTAACATTAAATCCACTTCTGCGTAAGTTAAATAACAACATACCTTTAGGATATAATGCAGGATCAGGTGAATCTACATCTACATAGTCACTGAAAAGTAAATCACTAATATCGCCTGGTTTATCACTATTACTACCTGCAGTATTATATCTAGCATCAGCAAATAATATACCATCTTCGGTAGTTTGATCTCCGGTATCAACTAAAAACCATCTTGCCTCAACAGGCAAATCCTGTCGCAATTCGTTAAATTTGTAAAGTTTTGGATAATTTTCAATATCTGACGTATCAATCCATAGATCGCCACTTCTTAATTCTGTTCCATCACTTTGTTTAACTGGTACAGTTGCACCTACTATTGGTCCATTTGGATCTGTTTGTAAATCGGCATCAGCATTGTAATACGGACTTGGAGTAACTGATTGACCTCCTTGCCCTGGATACAAATAACCAACAAATTCTTTTCCATTATGGACTAAGATGTCTGGCTCATCTACAATACTGTTGTACCATAACGAATCATTTGCTGTTAATGCTGTAACTTCAGTATCACTTGCTGTATATGTTAAAACTGCCCATAAACTTCCTTGAAGGCTTAAAGGAGTTGTGTCTCCATCTGTACCTGGGGTATAATTTAAATTTTGGGTAGTATTTGCAGATAATCCCATTGTTGCTAAAAATGCTGGAGATCCACCTATGTCTGAAAATCTTATTTCCCCACCTTTTTCATGTTGAAATACAACTTTGTTTCCAGTAACTACTTTTGCAGTTACATTCGGTATACCTGCATTGTTTACTGAACCAGCTAATACTAAGCTATCTGACGACGAATTAGTAAATGTACTTGTAATGGTATATTCATCTCCAATTCCAATTTCGCCAGGCTGACTGGCTCTAAGTGTAAATGAAAACTGGCCAGTACCTAATCCAGTTATTGTACTTGTAGAAATAGTTGTTGGGGCTAATCCAGTCCGTCTCATAAGCTTAAATGTAGCTAATGGAACTGTATCTTCAGCAACATTTGCATGTACATACAAATCACCTGCTAATAAATTTAATCCTCCACCGGTTCTATCCATTTGATACAAAGCATCTGTATTAGACAAATAAACATCTAAAGCAACAGCTTGCCATGTTTGTAATGCATTATTCCATTTTTTAACATTGTATTTTGCACCTAAATTAGGTGTGGTGGTTTTAACCCAAACTGAACCAGTTGGTCTAGGCACTACATCTGTTGTTTTAAATTCAGGAACTTGAGTATGCTTCGAAATTTGTAGTAAAGGAGAGTAATATGTTCCAGCAGTAATGCCTAACTCTTCTAATCTAGTTGTGTCACCACCAATAAAAATTTCTCCACTTTGTGTACTATCTTCTGCTGCACTGCTTGTGCCATCACTGTACAATTCTAATTTACTGGCTACAACTGCTGCCGAAACGCCAG